TTAGAAGACCGATCAAATCTTTTATTTGAACCTGACTCAAACTTCTCTGACAGATTTAATGCTGTCGTAGAAGACATGCTCAGTGGTCGCCATCCTAGTCAATCATTTACATCACCTAATAAACCTACTGTAGATGATGAAGATAAAAACTCCACGGAAAATTTTTAATTAACCTATCCTTAGTAAAGAGTCATTTAAATATGTCAAGACGTAGTGATCTACTTCAACAGCTAATTTCATCTAAGAAATTTGGCAAAGAGAAAGAGCAAGAACAGCAGTTCCTTATGGCTACTGCTGAGTTGATTCTTTCAGATCTCATTAATATTGCACTTACGGGTGTAGAAAAAAGAGGGACTGGCTCATTAGTCATCAATCTTTTAAATGACTCCACAACGTTCATGTGGCCTGAGTCCATCGAAATTGATCTTAAAACGGCAGAACGAGAAGAAGACGAGGAGATCGTTGGATTTCTTAGAGATTTGCTTACAGAGATTGACGAGAATGATTGGTCCAAAAATGTATTAATAACATTAATTAGTGATGCTGGAACAAGAACATTTGCAGTCGAAGCAGGTCGGTGCCAAGAGAGCTTTAGAGCGCTCGCAGAAGAATTTATCGGATAAGCTCGCCGCTAAAGGACTGAAGCTTCCCTTATATCCCACCCCACAGATCATTGATCGTGCACGTGCTGTGATGGGAAGCATTGACTTTGATCCAACTTCGGATCCAGTTCAACAAGTTCTTGTCGACGCAACTTCAGTCCCGAACATAGAAGTCAATCCTTTACAAGAACACTGGCATGGAAATGTCTGGGTAGCCCCTAAAGGTGCAGTTAGAGACTGCCGCATTTGGCTGAATAAAACCATTAGTGAGTACCGTAATGGACATATCAATAGCTTTGTACTCTTTAGCAGTGCTTCCGAACTCCTCCGTGCAGCTCCAGTTCTTTGGGATTATCCAATTTGTATCCCATTCAAAAGAGTTAAACAGCTTCGTGCAACTGCTACAGGGTTTGAAGCTGTATCTCCATCAACCTGGAACTTGATTGTATATGGTCCTCCTATTCATCAAGCACTGACTGACATTGATAAAGTCTCATTGTTTTATGACAGCTTCCGAGATATTGGTCGTGTTATTTACAGTGAATATGCAGGGGATAACTGGAAGAAAGACTTGGAGTATTACGAAGAAAACAAAGGTAATATCTGATGTCTAAGCATATTGCTCCAGATTGTTTGTACAATCTACCTTCTGCAGACAAGGTTCATCCTTGTCGATTGATTGTGAAAGATGGTACTTTAATGTGGAAGCATGCGCTTTTATTTGAAGATCAATTTGTTTGCTTACCTTCCTCAGAAGCACATGAGCGCCACATAATAAAAACTGCTCAGCGCCTTGAGGAACTGAACAGTTGGGTCTCTCAAGGATTAGAGCCTTGGAACTCATTACAAATCAAAGGTTGGTATCAGCCTTTTGTCTCTGAACTATCGGAGGGTATCGCGGCTTATTTTGTTCACACCACTCATGATCTTTCTACAATGTTTGACGACTTATTGCCACACATTCAAGACCATGAGGTTTTAGAACTACGTAAGAATTATCTATTCTTCCGACGTTGTTGACTCTAAGGCCGCATAACTGCGGCTTTAATAGTTTAGCGAATCAACCAATCTGTTGAGATACCATTGTGCTTTTTCAGCATCTTCTTTACCATTTGATTTGTACCAAAGGCGTAGCAGATACTTTAGTACCTGCGCCTGAAGAAATCCTTGTTTAGTGCTAGGGGCAGCTTCAATTGCATCTTCGATTACATCAATTGCTTCATAGCGCCCAGCTGTGTAATGAGCAGGACTATTCACCATATCCGTAGTCACCTCTTTCTCTCCGTATTCCCAGATCTTATCATTTGTAAATTTAAGGGTTGGGAAGAAACTCTCTTCTGAAAAATTACCTTTGACTGTGCTCATTGTCTGTCTCACATATTGATTGCTCACTACTTAATATAGATACTAGAATCAAATACTGTGGATATGCCAAGCCCTAAAGGTGACCCAACTTATATCAAAAATAAAGAACGATTCTTTATAGATGTAGCCTTAACTATTAGTAAAGCATCTACACATCCCAAATGCCCTGGCGGATGTATTATTGTTCGAGATAGAGAGATTATAGGAGATGGAAGAAGCTTAGTTACAGACAGCATGGTAGAGATTGACTGCATTTCATATGCAATTGCAGCTGCAGCCAAAGCAGGGACTCCTGCGATTGGAGCTGTTATTTATTCAACTCGCTATCCGTTTTCGACATCTATATTTCAAGCGCACATGATGGGTATCAAAAAAATTGTTCTCCTGGCACACGACTGGGAGCCATATTACAAAGAAGAGTTCAGACGTTCTGCACGTCTTGCTCGCGAATTAAACATGGCAATTGAGCCAGTGTTTTTAGACAAAGATCCACGATTTACCAAGAATACAAATGACCGAGATATTGACGAAACTCTCTACCCGGAAGCAAACCCGTTTGCGCCAGATAAATATGATCCAGACAATGCAACACATACCTTCGATGACAACACAACTACTCTTTGACCTTGAATCAACTGGACTACTCCGACGTGGATCTACTCTCCACTGCATGGTTATGCGTGATGCTGTCGACAGCAGTACTCATATCTTTGATCATCAGCCTGACCGTTCCATCATCCAAGGAGTAAAGAAACTAGAAAGTGCTGATCTACTTATCGGGCACAATATTATTGGATTTGATATTCCATTGTTGAAGGAACAGTTCCCTGACTTTGATCCCAAAGGTCAAGTCATGGACACACTTGTGTTGAGCAGACTGTTCTACCCACACATTGAAGATCGAGATTACGAGCGTCGTCCAAGTGGCATGCCACAACGTATGTATGGCAGACATTCCCTCGAAGCTTGGGGTTATCGATTGAAGTGCTTCAAAGGTGACTTTGGAAAGCACGACGGCAACTGGGCTGTCTACACACCTGAAATGCTTGATTACTGCATTCAGGACACTGAGGTCACCCTCAAACTATGGCAACTTATGCAACGGAGAATTAAAGACTATGCCTGATAAAAATGCACCATTGACTTCAGAAGAAATTACTGAAGCAGCTGATATCTTTTTCCCACTATTTAATATTGTTGATGAGCGTATGCCTGAGTACGCAACCACTGAAGACACATTGAAAGTTATGGAAAATGTAGCAAAGCTAGCTCAGAAAGAAAGAACTAAAAAAAGAGAAGAAGCAGTCAAGCTGAAGTTTGGCTTTAACCGTAACCCTAATTCTGACGAGGATACTAATGAAAGTGATTGATTGCGTTGCACTTGAAATGCGCATGGCATCTATCATGGCTCAGCAAGAGGCAAGTGGTTTCCGCTTTGATCTTCAAGCCGCTGAGCGAGTGCGTGCTGAGTTTGAACAAGAGATGAAAGATCTACAGGATAAAATCTCTAAACGTTTTATTTATGTTCCGGGAAAGGTGTATACACCTAAACGTGCAAATAAAACTAAAGGTTATATCGCTGGTGCGCCTATGACAAAGCTGCTTGATTTTAATCCAACTAGTAGGCAGCATATTGCGTGGGCTTTGCAGAACTTCAGCAGTGCTCGCTTTACAAAAGTCACTGACACAGGCAAACCGAAGGTCGATGAAGCTGCACTATCCGAGCTACGTGACAGAGCACTTCAACAAGGCAACACCAAGTTGCATGAAGAGTGTGAGATGTTTATCCGTCTTCTAAGTCTTCAAAAGTGGATGGGTCAGCTGTCTGAAGGTTCAAACTCTTGGTTCAATACAATTGCTGCTGACGGATGTATTCATCACAGCTGTTCTCTTGCCACAATCAGTGGGCGAAATAGTCACCGATCTCCAAATTTGGGCCAAGTTGTATCTGCACCTTGGGCACGTCAGTTATTCATTCCTCACCCTGGAATGGTGATGGTCGGAGCTGACTTAGAAGGGCTCGAACTCAGAGCGCTTGGGCATTACCTTGCTGCCTTTGATGAAGGGGCTTTTGCAGATGTTGTAGTCAATGGCGACATTCATACACAGAATGCAGAACGCGTTGGTTGCACAAGATCTGAGGTCAAGTCGCTGGTCTATGGGTTTATTTATGGAGCTGGCGATGTTAAGTTGGGCCACATTTTGCACCCTGAATTGAGTGATGCTCAGAAAAAATCTCTTGGCACTGAGCTGCGTCGTAAGTTCCTCGATGCTATTCCTGGCCTAGAGCCTCTGGTCAACGCTGTCAAAGCCAAGGTACGCAGCGCTGGACAACTGAAAGCACTTGATGGTAGACCTATCTTCTGTCGTGCAGAACACAGTTCGCTCAACTTCCTGCTGCAATCATGTGGTGCAATTCTGAGCAAGAGGTGGTGTGTCATCGGACAAGATCTCTTAGATGATGCAGGTCTTGCCTATGACCATGACTACACTCGCTGTGCATACGTACACGATGAAGTTCAGCTATCTGTAATACCTACAGAAGTGGACAGAGTCAAAGCTTTGCTTGTGGAAGCTGCTCCTATGGCAGGTAAATATTACAACTTCCGTGTGCCTATCACTGCAGCTGCAGACAACGGCGATAACTGGGCAGCTACTCATTAATTAGTGATTGATACAATCACAGTATGGAAGAACTTCATATCGTTTGTGAGTTTGATGAGCGTGCAGTACGTGCGCTCCATTCTGCTGTCGCTCTGACACTAGAGAAATGGACAGGAC